TCTGCGAGCATGAAGCGCCGCGCGGCCCCGGTACCGCCAACGCCTACATCCTGCTGGAGGTGGGCGCCACACCGGCCAGCCTGATTGCCCAACTTAACGACTACGTGGGCCGCCAGGGCAACCATGGCCACGGCGATGATCTCTTCGTGATGGCCATGCCGGAGACCCAGCACAACCTCACGCTGGAGCTGTGGCCAGTGGCCAACCTCACCGACGAGCAGAAGGCGGCCCTCAAGCAGGGCGCGGAATCTCTGGTCAAAGCGGCGTTTCGCCAGTCGGGGGATTTTCCGAGCGTTACCCGCACCTGGCCGCGCTCGCGCTTCTCCCTCTCGCAACTGGCCCGTGAGCTGCACAGCCAATTCCCGCAGATCCAAAGCCTCAAGTTTGCGCAAGATGACATCGTCTCGGGGCTGGCCATCCCGCGCCTGAGCTCGCTGGAGGTGACCCTGCATGACTAATCAGACCCCGCTTGAACACAGCCACCAGGCGCCGCAGCTCCCCGATGCCAACGCCCCATGGTGGGAGGATGGCTACACCATCAGTCCGGCCCACGCCGAGCCCGGATTTCTGGCCAAGGGCATCAACGCATTCTGGCAACGGCTCAAGGGGTGGCTGTTGCTGCCACTGGCCCAGCAAGACCCGCTCACCTGCTCGGAGTCATTGCTGGCGCTGCTGGCCTGGGAGCGAGACATTGCCCGCTTTGAGACAGAGCCGCTGGCGCTGTTCCGCAAACGGGTCAAGTTCGCTTTTGTGAATGCCAGGGACGCTGGCGAGGTGACGGGCTTCAAGCGCATCTTCGAGCGCCTTGGCATCGGCTGGTGTGATATCCACGAACGCCAGCAAGGGGCCCCCTGGGACGTGATCACCATCGAGGTGACCGATAGCAGCATCGCCAACAACCAGAAGCTGATGGAGACGCTGATCCAGCACTACGGTCGCACCTGCCGCCGCTATCGCTTTCAGGTGGTTTACCCGGTCGCCGGTCATATCGGCTATGGCCAGTTTGATATGAATCAGGAGGTGTTCGCCGCCCGCCTCACCCCGCATAAAGCCAACGTTCGGCTGATACCTGGACACATCCAGATGATCCAACACGCCTATGGCGCAACGCTGAAAACCAAGGAGACCCGATGAGCCAAGTCATCACCAACGCATTCGAGACCTATTGGCAAGGTTGCCTCACTGACCAGGTGCCGGTAGTGCTCGATGAGGTCGTGCTGGCGGATATCCCCAATCTGGATATCACCGCCCCCATCGACCCGAATACCGGCCTGCCGCCGCAGGCGCAGATTGTCCATCGCCATCCGGTGGATCAGCGCGGCCGCATCAACAACAACGCCGTGGCTTACTCCATCGTGATGGATACCACCGTGGGCAACTTCTCATTCAATGCCATGTACCTCGTCAACAAGGCCAGCGGCATGGTCGGGATGATTGTTTACAAGGGGCGAGAGACCAAAACCAAGACTGATCAGGCGACAGGTACCACCGGCAACAGCCTGGTGAAATCCATGTTGATGGAGTACGACCAAGCGCCCACCGCCACCGTGACCACCGTCGAGGCGGGCACCTGGCAGATTGACTACTCCGCCCGCCTGCTCGGCATGGACGAACAGCTGCGCCTGCAAGCGATCGCCTGCTTCGGGTCATCGGCCTTCTTTGGCGACGGCTTCAAGCTGATCAACAAGGCGGGCGCCTACAAGGTACAGCCTGGTATCGCGATGGTCGGGGGCCTGCGTATTCAACTGGATGTTGAGCAGGTTGTTGCCGTAGGGGCCAAGCCGGTGGGTGTGTGGGTCGATGTGCACCGCGCCGGCACCATCCTGAGCCGCTGGGATAACCATGTCGAATTCAAGACCAGCACCGTAGCTCTGACCGATTACACCGACAGCAACGGCTATCGCCACTATGTGGCAAAGCTGGGAGTTGTCGAAGCCAATGCCACGGTCACGGACACGCGAGCAGCTAATGAATCTGCCGACCTGTGGGCCGCGCTGCAGAACCATGCCCAGGGCAGAGACCACCCGTCAGCAACCACCACCGAAAACGGTATGGTGCGCATGGCCACCCCAGAAGAAGCGATCCTGGGAAATGCCATTGACGCAGTGATGTCTACCAAGAACGTCGCCGATGCGGTCAAGGAGATGCTCAAGCAGATGTTTGTCGGGGTGCCGATACCGTGGCCAAGCACCGAGCCGCCAAGTTGGGCTCTGGCTATGCAGGGGCAGGCCATCAACCCAGCTTCCGATCCGCTGTTAGCGCAGCGCTATCCCGAGCTAATCCTCGATGATATGCGCAAGCTGGTCATCAAGGGTGTTGGTACTGGCGACAGTATACGATCCAGGCAGAAGGGGACGCTGACAACCGTCGAAATGGCAGCAGGTAACACAATAGATGCGATATGGAACGTCGGCTCAATTGGCGGTAAGTCAATTGCTGATGCCCGCGCAGCAGTGAGTGTCGACGATTACGATGTCAACGACTATCAGGGCGTCGGCATGGCATACGCGAATATGGCTGCGTCCTTGGGCGGCCTGCCAGGCACGGGGGGAAACGGTGCAACATCTGGCGTTGTGCGCGTTCCGTCTCGCTTTTTTAACTACATCACGATGAGGGGGTAAATCGGATGAATCTTACGTATGACGACAACGGATTTGCCCTCGAATCGGGATGGGAGTCGTGCCATGTATGCCAACCGGATGGAGCCTATCTCGGAGTCGAGGAGGTGTACGTATCAATCAATGCAGGGATCCCTGCCCATGCGTATCTGGAGGCGCCGCCGGTTCACACGGATGGCGAGTGGCCAAGCCGTACTGACCGTGCTGCCCCGTGGGTCATCCTGCCAGATCTGCGTGGTCAGCTGGCGTATAACATTGAGACGAAGACCGCCCGAGTGATCACGTCACTGGGAGGTGTGCTGGAAAATGAAACATTGCTCAAGCCGTCCGATGACACAGACAAGTGGGATGGTAAACAGTGGGTCACGGACAATGAAGCTCAAGCTGCCGCCGCGCTGGCCGCCGCTACCGCGACACGTTCGGCACTACTGGCAGAAGCAAACCACCAGATCGCCGTGCTGGGTGATGCGGTGGATTTGGGGATGGCCACTGAGGCGGAACAGAACACCTATAACGCCTGGCGCCGCTACCGAGTCGAACTAACTCGCATTGATCTTACTGTGACACCGATCGTTTGGCCGGAGAAACCTCAGTGAGTTGGATGCAAGGCGCGCTGCGCTGGCCAGCCAGCACCGAGTCGATACATGCCCGCACCAGCGGCGTGCTGGGTCAACTGCCTGCGAGTCAATCCAGCGCCCAAGAACGTCTGCAGAAGCTGGCCGAGCGTGCCCACTATCGTCCCACCCCATTGAGCGAGGGCGCCTCCGGGCTGGCGGGCCTGCGTGCCGAGCTTGAGCAGCTGCTGGTCACCGGTCGCTGCCTGACCGTGACCCCCTATCAGCATGGGGTGGGCCAGCACCAGGGCAACCAGTACAGCCTCGCCGCTCCCAATGCGGTGGCGACCCTTGCCGCCAAACTGCAGGACGGGGCCGATCCCTTGCTGCCAACTGGCCAGCTGCACGCCATCGCCTGGCTGGTCACCGGTAACAGCGAAATCGCGCTGGCCGATGCGCTGGCCCCGCTTTGCGCCATCCTGCCGCTGCCGGAGTGGTGCGCAGCCCTGCGTCGCCTCACGGCCAGCAACGATGCCATGAACAAGCCCACCGCCGCCAAGGTGCCACGCTGGAAGGCAGATGAGCCGCTGGTATGGAACCCGCTGCGCTCGGCTCGCTCACTGCTCGGGGCCGAGATCGCCCAACTGGAGAGCCTGGCACAGGGGACAACTACCCCGATCGCTAAGCTGGCTACCTTGGCACAACGCCGTGCGGCCAAACTGGCAGAGTTGGAGCAAGCCCTCGGCCAACTTGCTGACAGCCGTGGTCAGCTGTGGCTCTGGCTGGCGCAAGGTGATGCAGCAAGCCTGGCCGCCCAACTGGGCCAGAACAGCCCGCCAGACCATAGCCACAGCATGACGGTCGGCGCCCTGCTGCTTTCCCCCTCCCCGCTCA